CACTTCCAATGTCAGCGCAAAGATGAAGAATAGTTTTATTTTGCTTCAATCCATCTCTCCCTTCAAAGTTAAGGCCGGCTGGCAGGATTACCCATGTCCCGTTTATTGCTATTGGACTGTGAGGCGTTAGCGGGTCGCCCTTTCTTCCCACAGCCGACCCTTAGAGGTTAAATTATTGCCGTCTCTCCGGCTGTCAAGTCGTTCCTCGCTCTATTGTCTCCAGACTTTCTCTTGACGCAATTAGAAGTCAGCGATCCCCCCAGCATAGTTAAGGTCAACTCATCCCGCTGGATTCGTCCCTTTCATTGTTGACCACGAAAAATAGCTTTCCCACAGCGTCCATGTTAGTCCTTATCCCCGCCGGAAGTTGGGCGGTTAGTTTTTAAAGTGTTGGTAAAACCATAGTATCAATGTTGTGTTGGATCTCTCTGTTTATTTCTTCCTGATTTTTAATATGTGAAATAAAATTACTCAAATCTCTTGTGTATTCATATCCATTAGATTTATATTTCCCAAATCCAAATGGATTGTCTCTAGCAACTAATAAATAATAAATTTCATTCTCACCAAGTTCATCTTGCGTATTTCTAGAATGGCTATAACGCCCAATAGAATATACGATTGAGCCATGAGTTGGCCCCATGCCGTAAGCACAATCACATCTTTGATCTCCAAATCCAGCATAATTTTTAAACCCTATATATCTTTCGTTTAAGGCGGAATTAGGAGAATCCTGAATTAATTTTATTGCTTCCTCAATAAGCTTTAATCTCTCTCCGGTTTTTGGTAATCCCTGAATATAAATTTTGCTATTTTTTAATTTTTCAATATCAACCATATTTTTCCTTTCTATTTGATTGCTTACCTTCTCCATCCCACGCCTCCGTTTAAGGGTTGACTTGGTATTTCCAGAGGTTTCTTTCCCAATCATATCCACAATCACCAAATACTGAGCCTGTCATTGTTTTAAACAACTTCCTCGCACTTTTCTCCGCTCCGTGTCGGGTGGTGTAGAATTTGCGAACTTCCAATTCTTTTACGTTTGACCAAACAATTTTAAAAGTCCATTGAAGAATACAGTCATATCGAAATCTAGCCATATAAACCACAATTTTATTCGATTTTGTCATCGTCTCACCTTCACTTCGACGCTCCTTTCATTAGCTCTGGATTTTCGTAGATGTTTCCGATGACTTCAAAATTGTTTTTATCAATCGGGAATAATTCTTGAGTTTTTTTGTCTTCGAAATATTCTAAAGCCCATCTTGATTGTCCTGTATGCCAAATAACAACTCCATTTTCATGATAATAATGGTGAATTAAAACATCTCCCTCATATATCTCCTTCCCGTTTTTGTCTTTTAGTCCGGTGTATTGCATGAGAATAGGCTTTTCTTCATCCATCACCCAATCAGTATTGCTATAAGCAAATAGACCCGAAGAATGAATACAGAAGCAATCTGTCATTCCATTAACATCACACCACGCCCTAAACTTTATCTCTCTCATTTTCCCCTCCTCATCGGCACACCTTTGGAGGCCAAACCCAAGAAGCCGTTGCAATCACTCGACCAATAAATACAATTTCGAGCATTTTTGAGCGTGATCTCAGCGGGCAACTTCTTGCCCTCGTTAACTTCGCCGAAAAATACTCCCCTGAACTCCGTGGTGATTAATACCTTTTTCATTTCTTCTCCTTTTCGTTATGATCTGACCGAGTATTTCCAGAAGAAGGTTCTGACGAAGATAAAGAGTTTCATTCGATCACCCTTATTCGCCACTTGTGATTCATAATGCTCATGGCTGTTTTCATCGCGTTTGTTTTTCCGTTGTACCCCTGTTGGCCGGGGATCTTCCCATTGGATGCCCGCAATCTGATCCGCCATTCCTTCTTTGATGTCTTGTCGTGATAAACTTCAATCGTGTTTTTGCGTTCCATCTTTTCCCCCTTGTTTTTTTAAATTCATTTGATGTTCTGATTCGATCATCGTACGTAGGATTTCATCTCTATCGTACAGTTCGCCAATAACCGAGGAAAAGCTCTCGCCCATCTCGGATATATCCTTATCATTCCTCGATTTCATTTCTTGAAACTCTGCATAAATCCCTTTACGAAACTCCTCTGGCATACGCAGAAGGCCTATGCCGAAGCAGATAAGGACAAAAACAAGGGCTACGGTCATCCAGACCATACAACGGTCAATTATTCGTTGAGATATTTTCATAAATTGTATTTAAAAGGGGGACACCTTTCACAGCGTCCCCTCGCCCGGACTATTCGAGATCATAATTTGTCCAAAATATTAGTTAAGGATTTTTTTGTTGGTTTTCTCATTTGTCTTGTTCCGGTAATTCAATATGATGATATATCTGCGCCCACAATTTTATTTTATCTAAATATTCGCTGAATTCTTTTCTTGTCATTCTCGTCGTACTTCCACCCAGTTTTTCGCCGATTGTTAATTTGCTGTCTTTTGGATTAAACATGAGTTTTAATTCTTCGTGCATCTCATCCGGGAAATACCCCAAGTGATCGGCGATTGTCTTAATGTACACGCTCCAATAAAGAGCGTTTTGCGGCATGGTTCTAACTAAGTCGCGGTCAAGAGGGATTGTATATTCAAATTTACAACGCGGGCAGGTGGCATTAAGATTATTCATTTTTTAATTTGAAACTTATGATGACATTTAGGACACTCGATTTGATTTTTCAAAAGTTCTTCAAGAAGTTCTTTTTCTTTGCGTTCAGCCAAAATCTTAGCTTCGGATTTTTTCTTTGCCTCTTCCAATACTTTCTGCAAGGATATTTTTTCTTCATCGGCCTTTGCCTTTAAAATACGCTTTTCAATCTCTAGGCGCATAGCTTCACGTTTCTTTTCTTCCTGAATCTCAACAAACTTTTCTTGTTTTTCTAAATATTCCTTGCCATTTCCATATCGGCTGTTTGGCTCTCATCTGAAACTACAATCGTTCGTGATTTCCTTGCCCATTCATCGGCTATTTCAAAATAATTCTGAAAATTATCAAGAATATACTTCGCTTTTGATTGCTCAAGACCGCTTTCCTTGACAATGACCTGTAATTGGTTTTCCATTTTTCTCCTTATTTTATTTTTTTAATTATTTGTTGTAGCTCCCGACAAAATATTTCAAGTTCAACCTCTAAGGATTTAATAAATATTTCGTTTCGATTTACTTTGATAATCAAAGGCTTTATCCCCGGATAATATGACATAAATGTCCACCACTCCCGGCCAGTCACTAAAAGATTCCCCTGGACCTGCTGAAAATAATCCGTCGGTAAAGTATTTTCGAGAAGATATCCTACATGGGTAGCCAAGTTCGGACATTTTATTTCAAGTCCGCCTTTTTCCCCAACCAGCCCGTCCGGGCTTGCCCCCACACCTTTTGACAAACAGAATCCGACCTCTTTCAATTCTTCCCCAGTCGTCATGGAATAGAGATTGCGTGCCTCGGCTTCCATTTCGATCCCGCGTTGCATGGTGGCGTTCTGATAAGTTTCTTCCTGGATCCCGGTAATTGATTCCCCTGCCAGCTGGTAAAGATATTTTGTCCTCTGCTTAGATGGCTCACCCTTTGAAGTGACAATCTTATCAAAATTAGATGCTGTTGGAATGCCGCACCGGGCCGCGAACCACTCAGGCGTCCCCTGAACACAGTCGATGATTTTCATTTTTTCTTCTCCTGTGCGGCCTTGAGAGCCTGCATTCCTTTTTCATAATCTTTGGCTTGAATTTTATTGAGAGATTCAACAGCCATATATTTCAGGAATTTTACTTTTTTATCTGTTGCGTTTGGAAGATTATCGAGAATGTCAAGCATGGCACTCAGTTGATTCTCGTTAATCGGCGTTGAATTTACCACCGCTCCATCATCGTCTTGGTCATACGTGGCCAGTCCGGTCGCGGCCAACAGGGTATAGCGTTCAAGATAAGTGATTGTACTCCCGAGCGCTTGAATCGAGTTCTTTGAACCAGTATCGTCATCTTTTGCGGTTAGGGATGTTTCTTCGCTATGGCCGAGCGCGTGGGTGATCTTGCAGGTTACGGTTACTGCCCCGTTCTGCTTTGTACTCCATGCCGCCGAAAGACCATGTTTGCTGAGTTCCTTTGTGATCTGCTCAACGACATTGGCAAGCGTCGCATGAGAATAATCGACATTCCCTTTTGCGGTGCTATAATGCACTTTTTTATTCTTTGCGATCTTTGGAGGATTGTTTTTAAACTCAGCCATCGCCTTATGGTATGCCTTTCGCGCTTCGTTCGCTTCCCATCGCTCCTGCAAGGTCAATAACTTTTCGAGCTTATCTAAATCTGCTCCTCCTGCAACCGCCATCCTAATCATATCAGCTGGCGTATTACCATCTTGTACTTTAGCTATCTGATTCATTTTCATCCCCCTTGTTTTCCGTTGCGACCCTCCGGTCACGTATGGGAATTGAACACACATAACAAGAACATTCCTTTTCACGTTCGATGACAACCTCATCAATGGCCTTTTCAAAAATTTTTTTTATTTCGAGATTGATGTTCATGTTTCTCCTTTCTTCCTCCACATTGTAGCCGGGCGTCTGTGCGACGACTTCCCTGTTGTCCTCTGATACCCCGCAAACTCAATAAACCCTTCCTTCTTAACCCTCAAGATCACCGCGCCCCATGCCCTTGAATCAGGCGGGTTCGGTAATCCTTTTTCTTCCGCATCTGCCCGGACTTCCTCGGCCACAAATGGATGGTTATTGGTGTTAAGAAATGCCAGCATAAACCGATAAGCCTCATCCGACCATCCTGCGATATGGTTATCGGCATTGAGGACAGCGACGGAAATGCCGTTCATTTTGTCAATGTCTGCTTTGATAAATTCGATTTGGTTATTCATGTTCAAGGAACCATTTCACATTTTTAAGCCAGTTTTTGTTGAGCCCTTGCGGGTCATTTTCTGCTTTTTCTGGTGCATATCTTTTTGCAAGGAAAACCAAGAACTCTTCGGAGGAAGATTTGTTAAAGATATTCCTGTTAATAACGCGGTGTTTATCAAAAGCATTTCGGCAACTTCTTGTTCCGCATAGCGTAGATATTCTCTTACCTTCGCCGATTTTAATAATTTTCTGTTGCTCGGTATAATCTCGAAACCTAATCCTGTTGTTTCTAACGGTATTGGTACAAATTTTTTGACACTCTTTTTCCGTTTCGCATTTGACGCTTTTAATCCCATATGTCCAACTCCCTTCTGCCTTTCTGATGGCATTGACGATTTGTTCATCCGAATATTCCCTCGCCCAAGCGCCGTCGGAACAGGACGAGAGGAGAAAGGCAAGAATGATTAAGAGAAGGGATTTCATAATCGTTGCCTTCTTTCATAAACTCCGCCGCCGGCCGATTGAGTGTAAATGTCGGTTAAAAGATCGGCCTGCTGGAGAGTAGGCTAGCCATTTTTGACTTCTTTCATTTGTCGCATTAAAAAGTTTGATTTATCTTTTGCAACTTTTTTATAAGCGATAAATATAAGACGGATAACAAGTGAAGACGATACGCCATAAAAATCTGACATTTCCTTAATGAGTTCGGCTTCTTCCCGACGAACGCGAACTGTTCTTGTGTTTGACATTTGTTTTTCCTTTTTCATTATGGTTTAGTGTAACATAGCGTAACGTATTGTGTCAAGCAAAATTATCGGTCAATTATTTTTTGCAAATCGTTAATAATTTCTAAATACAATCCGGCAGAATATAAATTTCCTTCTTTGTTTTCTTCAAACATTTTTTCAGCATATCTAAACTGAAGCATGGCTATTGAATCCCAAAGGGCTTCATGCGATTTTCTTAAATTTATTATTGTTTCTCCATGTGTGTCCATTATCCCCTTTTCGGCGGCATAAACCGCACATTATCAATTTCGACATATTGACTATTAAAGATTTTGCAGATGAGCTTAATGAACGCGATCTCGTCCTTTGTTAATAGGGAAGAGATTTTAGTCGGATTAATCATATTTTTTTGTCTGTTTATGTGGACTACAAATCAGGAGTCTACAAACGAATACATCTTTCAATTAGTGGCCCATTCCTTTCATTTCTAATTGTTCAAATATCTTTATTCATTCCAGTCCGCCTGTGCCGGTGGCGACCTCTTAACTTTGAGCGCGTCCAAATCCAATCGCAAAGAAGGGTAGACAGATTGTTGATCGCCAATGACATTCAAGAATTGGTCAATTTTAATCTGGATGGCATGGAGTTGTACGGTGGTCAATCCCTTCATATTTTCCCGGCAGTTTATCAGCCAAAGGATCGAATCGCGGTTATGAAGTTCGGCCTTCCACTTCTCGTCTTGATACCTTTGAATGAAATCCTGCCGGTTAAATTCCTGTTCTTCCTGATATTTTGATTCCCGGCTTATTTTCTTCCAATCCGCTCCCTGTTTCCTTTCTTTGAATTGAACGCTTTCAACCGGCTCTGGTGGCGGGTGAATGGGCTGAGAATCGACCGCGGCCTCAAATAAAGTCATGTATTGGGCCTGAATGTTCTCAAGCCAACCAAGATTTTGAACAATCTCTTTCGTGCTACTTTCGTATCCACGGCTTGTCATCAACCACCTCCGGGTCTTTATAGGTTATCCAATCGGTCCAGTTGTTAAACCAAGTAGAACCATTTTTAATGTATCCTTCTTTAACTTTTTTTGATCCGAGGTAATTTTTAAGAGCTTTGTGTATATTTCCGACATCTTCTTTTGTTTTGACAGAAGCATTGAAATATCGCTCTGCCGCCTTTTTCCCATCCTTGACCGGATATAACTCCCAAATTGCATTAAATTCTCCTTTCCCCACACCCCTATCCTCTTTAATAACATTTTCATTTTCATTTTCAGTAGGCATATCCCCTTGCATTGCCATTGCATTGCTTTTGCATTTCTTTTCCCATCTTTTCTTGGCATTTATGGAAAGATTTGTTGATTTTTTTGAACGCTTTGCCATTTCATTAAAAAGACGCTCATTGTAAAAACCATCTTCCGTTTCGATAAATTTACTTCTCACGATATTATTGTTCCCAACCTTTGAGTTGAAAGAAACCTTGTCAATCAACCCACCATGCTGATGTTGGGCACATAACATTCTGATATAAATTCCAACCTGATCGTCAGTCATAAACATCGTCCCCATGATGAAATCGGAAGTATAAAAAAGAAACGCAGGATCTTTACCCATTTCTCGCTTTCTTAATAACCTCTAAAATAATTTCGTAATCATAATGCCGTTTGCCATCAATAAGTGTGAATTGGTCAATGATCCGGGATGCGATAAGAATCCGTCTAAAGGCATTCATTGAGATCCCGAGTTTCTCGTGCGCGATTTTTGTCTGTTCAATCAGCATAAAATAAAATTGTCCGGGGCACGAATAAACTGCGATCCACCTTGAGAGGAGGCCCGGACAAAAAGAAACCGACGTGTTTCTCGTCGGTAAAATTAAATTTTAAATTTTTATTCGGCATATTCTCTTCTCAAGGTTGAGAACCTTATACCATGCGCCATAATCGAAAGTCAACAATAAAAGAATTTATTTTTGTCAATTAATCTTGGGTATAACAGCGTTTTTAAAAAATATTAGAATTTCGTTGCATTGGGAATATTTTGAGCCTATACTTCATGCGGATGGAAAAGAATTTGATTGCGGAATTTGAAGCATCGTTTGAACAGACCAAGAATAATATCAGTTTCGATGTTAATGACGGAACTGCTTACATAAAACTCGTGGCTTCGGGATTAGAGATTGCCGAGGTCGCGAAACTCTTATTATTAAAAGGCAAGGAAAAGACGTTCCTGCTGAAAAAAGACCCGCTGATTGCCGTCGCCTTCAAAATCAACCTGGAAAGCATCCTCGAATCGCTGGACGCCCTGTCGGGGTCGCGGCAAAGCCTTTCCGTCCGCCAGCACATGGCGACCATCCGCGACGGCCTGGCGCAGTACGATCAGCAATTCCGCAAGCTGGTGGATTCGGAAAAGCAACTGGGGTTGTCCGACAACTCCGGCCTGACGGCCAAACTTCAGGACACCACCGAAGAGCTGCAGGTGAAGTTCGCTACCGCCGGGTTCGCCAATCTGGCGGGCCAGGTGTCGCGCATCAACCAGGA